TATAGATGTATCTGCTACACCAGTATCTTCTCCCGCAACGCCAAAACAAAACTTATTACCTCCACCAAAAACACAACCACTTCTTAGTGCTGCTGCACCTCCTGATTTTTCTAAGATGTCAGATGCACAGAGAGCAAGAAAGGATCCTGCATTTAAGAAGAAATTAATACAGCAGCAGATTGACGCTGCACATAATCAACCGAAAGCAGGAACAGTTACTAAACTGAAAGACGGTGGAATGGATGAAGGCACAACGAAGAAAAATATAGACAAAAAATTAGAAAAGGATTTTGAATTAGATCCTAAGATGAAGAAAGCATTTAGTGACGCACTAGCACTACCCGCTAAGTCTGCTGCTGTGGCATTGATTGATTTACTAGAGAAAATCCCTGCACCAAGTAAGGAAGCATCTAAGATCTTAAACAGAAACATGTCTAAGGTTACTAATGCATTTAAGTTAGGTGCTGCTAGTCAAGAAGTTGCTAATGATGAAGAGGATAACGATAAGAAGGATGATAAAAAAGGACCTCCACTATGGACTGTTCTCCTAAAGAAAGGTCTCAAAGCAATAATGGGCAAAACTGGTGGTTCTACTGAGGGTGGTGGTGATCAAAAACAAATTAGCGGATCCGATCCACAACAAAAACTATTGACAGCAGCTGGTGATCCTTCTCATGGTAAGAGAGCACCATACACAGGAACTGCTGATGGTATAGGTCTTGGTGATGGCAGTGGTAGAGCAATGCAACCTATCAAGAAACGTAGTGGTATTGCTAAAAAATTATTTGGTATGACGCCAATGGGTATGGCGTTCAATGCGGGTAAGGGAATATTCAATGCAGGAAAGTCATTCTCACAGTCAAAAGCATTTAACAATATAACAAACATAGGTAAGAAAGCATTTAGTATGACACCCATGGGTATGAGTCTAAAACTTGGTATGAAAGCATTTGGTGGTGTTAAGAATATGTTTGCACCAAAGGGTGATCAAGTAACTAATTTGACAGAACTTACTGATAAAACAATACAAGAAAATAGAGCAAATGCAGATGCCAAAACAGAGAAACAAATCTCTACTGCTGCAGGAACTGGTGGTGCTATGAGTGGAGGTGAGGCAAGTCCACCTCCATTCCAAGCAGAGGGTGGAGAACTCGCACAACCTGAGATCATGGAATCACCATACTTTGATCTATATAACGTAACGTCGCAATTCTAATGTCAGTTAACGCACAGTCAAATTTTCAACTCATACGCTTTCAGATTGCGGACTTCCCTCCTATAAGTCCTAATCAACTATTGTATGTGCAATACACAGAAGACATAAAATCTGCTACAATGAGAATGGAAGTTCAAGTTACCGACAGTGAGACAGGTTTCTTGTCACAATTAAATGGCATGGAAAATGTATTCATACAAATAGGTGACAGCACAGGAACAACTGAGATTGGTGGAGAATTTGTTATCTATGACATACAAGATAGAAGAAACATTCAAGGAAAATCATCTGCTGTATTGATGCTATGTAAGGTTGATTTTCTAAACAATGCTGCTAACAAAATATCCAGAAGATTTGGCAAAGGTAAGGGAAAGAAAATAGATGAGATAGTCAGAGATGAAATATTAGGAGAGTTGATGGGAGTTGATGAGGATAGAATGATAGACTTTGAACCCACTGTCAATAAATTTTCATTTGTATCACCATACTGGAATCCATTTACTGCTATAAGATGGTTGGCAGCAAAAGCAATACCAGAAGGATCTGGTTCTGGTAGGGCAGCTAGTGCAGGATATGCATTCTATGAGACTAGATCTGGATATCATTTTAAATCATATGATTCATTTACAGAAGAGAAACCTGTATGTAGAATGGTTGTTGGTCACGAGAAAGAAGAGTTAGAAGATGATGAGGATAAGAATATTGTCGCAGTTCAAAAATTAACAATGGAATCGTCTGTAGATCTATTGAAAGGATTGAATCTAGGATCATACTCTAGTAATGTGATGACAATAGATCTAAAGGATATGAAGTATAAAGAATATCCATTTAGCATCAATAAATATTACAGAAGTGTCAAGACTATGAACGCGGGCACTAATCCAAAATTTTATGAGGGGTTTGATAATAAGAGAACATTCACAAGAATTATGTCTAAGGTATCAGACTCTGCTCTATTCACTCGTGGCACATATACGCAGGGATTTACAAAACAACTCTCACAATCCTCTCTAAGGGAAAAATTATTTTACAGCAAAAAAGTTGTGGTAGAATTTGTATCTGACTATTCATTAGAGATAGGAGAGGTTGTTCAACTAGACATATATAAAGGATCTAGTGATAGAAAACTAGATTTTGCAAACTCTGGTAGATATATTATTGGTAGGGTAGAAAGAACTTTCAAGAGTTCTGAAGATAAAATGACTAGTAAGTTGACCTTATATACTGATTCAGATGGGGTATTCAAAGAATGATGAATGAATCATTAGCTAATTTTATAGGAAAAGATGGGTTCAATTGGTGGATTGGACAGGTGGAGAATGATGGTTACGGGTTTTGGAACGCAGTTAACGGGACATTTGACTTCTCTGATTGGGATTGGACTAACAAAGTAAAAGTTAGAATCATAGGGTATCACAATCCAAACAGAAAAGAGTTGCCAACATCTGAATTGCCATGGGCAAATGTATTGATGCCACCAACATACGCACAAAGATCTGGTATTGGTGCTAATCATCAACTGGAAGTTAACTCTTGGGTTGTAGGATTCTTCATGGATGGTGCATCTGCACAGATCCCTGTTGTTATGGGAACCATCGGTGATGAAAACCCAAAGAGCAGTTATGGAGTCAAGGGTGGTAAAGAGCAAGGATTTGAACAATTAGTGAGTCCAAACTATAAGTTCCCTGACCATGAAGAACAAGGTAGTGCTCCTCCTAATACAGGAAGCACAGTTGAAACTAATGAAGAAACTGGTATAGACGAAGCACCAAAGAATAATGATGGACATAAGGACGAGGAAGGTGAAGAGAGTGATAAGAACGAACGAGGACCTGCAAAAACTGAGAGTGAAAAACAGAAGATAGCAACAGAAAAGCAACAGGTTACTGTTCATGTAGGTAACGGTAAGTGTGGTAGTGAAACTGCTGCAAAATTAGAAGCACCTATGGCAGAGTTTATGAAGTTTGCTCGTGGTGTAGAAAAGAACGAGATAGATCAGTTTATCAACAAAGCAACTGGTAAAGTTGTTGATATGGAGTATGAGATAAACATAGTATCACAACGTATACAAAAGAAACTTACTGGACTGACTGCTAACATCAAGGGCGTGGTCATGGAAGAGACTAACAAACTTGTAACAGAGGGTTTAAACAACCTTAGTATACCTGACCCAGAGTTAGATGTTGCAGTTAGAAAACAACTTAAGGATGTTGGTGACCTTGTATCATGTTTGTTCAAGCAAGCAATAGGTGAACTTGGTGATTTCATCAAGGGTATGTTGAAAGACCTAGTAGAAAATGTATTAGACACTGCACTATGTCTTGTGCAAAACATGCTCGGTGATATTATGAAAAAATTAATGGATAATATTACGGGTGCATTAGATGTATTGAAAGGTGTAACGGGTGCAATCAAAGGTTCAAGAGATAAGATTCAAAACTTAACAAATAAGGTCGGTGATTTCCTAGATTTATTCTGCGATGGTCAACTATCATGTTCTATTGGTGCATCAGTATTTGAGACAGGCATCGGTGCTAAACCAAAGGGACTTGAGGAAGCTGCAAAACAAATATCACAATACAAGATCAAACCACCAAACTTTATATCAGTTGTTGGTAAGGGCATACCTAAGAATGGTTTTGTCCCAACTATAGATCGTAATGGAGTCAAGAAAATATTTGACACTACAAGCGGTGCATTAGTTGATCTAAACAGTGCAGCAGGAATTGCCACAGGTTTGACAGAGAAAGCATTTGATACACGAGGACCTCTAGAGAAGTTTGAGGGTATCAATTTCTATGACTCTCAAGGTAATGTTTCTAGTGAGGCAGTCCAGTGTGCTAACTCTAACTTAAATAGAAAACCATGCTTCCCAGAAATGGTATGGGACAATCTACAATCAACAAGTCCAGTAAAGGCATTGCCTATAGTAGATGACATAGGACAGATCCTTGGCGTATTGATGCAGAAGAAAGGGAAAAATGTTAATCTCGAAGCATCAGTCAAAGCACAATTTACATGTAATGATCCAGAGGGTAGTGGTGCAGAATTTAAACCAAATATAGTCAATGGTAAAGTGGATTCTGTAGAGGTGCTTAAATCAGGTATAGGATATGGATTTGATCCTGCTGATACATTCTGTCCTAAAGAACAGTATGGAATACTAGTTGATAAACTAGGATTACAGGAACATCTTAATGATGGTGAGTTTATAGAGCATGTAGTTCTAGGCAATCCTGACATATTGCAAGTCGTGGATACTGACTTTGACGAGGATCACATACTGATAGCAACCATAGATCCATCATTCAATCCACAGTTAGAGGTTGGTATGTCTTTGAGAACTAAATCTGGTCACGATTTCATACTTAACTTTGATAAGAAGTTCCCAACATTAGTGATACCACAAGGTGCGAAAGCATTATATGCAAACTGTAGTGATATCATTCCTAAAGTTGACAAATTAAGTATAAGGAACGTTGGTAGAAATTATGTTAACCCAGTTATCACTATTGGATCTGGCACAAAGAAAAGACAAATAGGAACAGCGACTAAAGATGATAAAGGCAGACTTATAGAATTAGATTTAACAGAATCTGTATTAGGATTTGTCAAACCTGTCATAGAAGACGCAGGGTTTGAAGCTAATGATATAGAGGGAACTGGAACTGGTGCTGAAGTTGCTGTAGTATATGAATTCACAAGTCCAAGAGAACTCAGAGAGGATAATGTTATCCCATTAACACAGTATATTGACTGTGTGGGTCATCCTATGATAAAATCTGTCAAGGAAGATGAGGATGACGGATTGGCAGATAGAGGATTTAATCTTATTGATAGTGCGATTGATGATTCAACAGAACTCAACACTACTGTCGCGACACAATCACAGCAAACCATTGCAGATCCAGTATCAACACCTGTAACTCCAGACACAGGATCGCAACAACAGCAACAACAGCAACAACAAACTCAACAACAGAACAATCAACAACAGCAACAGCAGCAGCAGAACAATCAACAGCAGCAGCAACAAAACAATAACCAACAGCAAGGTGGTTATGGAGGTTACTAATGGCAATTAATTTATTTACAGGTGGAACTAACCTAGCAAACCTTTTAGCAAAGGTAAAAATAAGATATCCTAGAAACTTTGTTCAGTCAACATCTGCAGGACATATGTTCGAGATGAACAATACAAAGGAAGGTGAATACATACGTTTGCTTAATGCTAATGGTAATTTTCTTAATCTAGATGAGAAAAATAACAATTCTCTAGTTTCGTATAATGATACATATATTCTGTCAGACCATAACCTTGTCATAAGAATAGGCAAGGACGTGGAGAACGATAGAATGGCACTGCATGTAGTCGGTGACGTAAACATTTACGTTGAAGGTAATATGCACAGTGAAGTTGAGGGTGATAGATTTGATAGAGTGAATGGTAACTACCAGATGCAAGTCGGTGGTGTATGCACTATTCAGTCAGATGAGAACATGGCAATACAAGCCAAGAATGAAATGAAATTAGAATCCAATGCCTACACAAACAAGACAACGTTCTTGGAAAATGATTTGAGTGCGGGCGGTTCTGTAAAAGAGAACGTAAAGGGTAATTATGAAGTTAAGATATTAAAAGAGACATCTACATTCTCTGTCAGTAGTGATGGTGATGTTCGTATGAGGGCAGACGGATGCCGATACGAAAAGGTGGGTGGCAACTATCTTACACAAGTAAGTGGTAAAGTCAAGACACAGGTAGATGGTGAATCTAAATCATGTATCAAAGGAGGTGCATTCGATGGAATGATCTCTGATCCTGATAGTAATGCTTACAAATTAAATGTCACAGGTAACATCAAAGGAGATGCTACAGGAAACATCGACCTAGATGCTTCTAACATATACTTGAATTGATAGCAGAATTTACTTAAACACATGACACAACACCATATGTCAGTAACTATGCAGGAAGCTAAGTTCTTGAAGAGCATTCTTGCGAAGCATTTAAACGATCACATAGAAGATCTGGTAAGAGAAGATAAGACAGAACATGCTATGAAGCATATGCAGGAGAATAGACAGGCAGGACTCGACCTTATAAGTAAGGTGGAGGATACAATCAGGAGAGCGAGCAGAGCAGGTAATTCTACCTACTTTACATAGTTCCAAAGGTGTGCTATACTATTTTCATATCTATTGCATAATTGAATGTTCTACGACGAAGAAGAAAAACTTGAGAAGGTCATAGTTGACATTTCATCAAGATCATTTACAATAGTAAGTGATAGTGGCGACACTAAAAGAATTGACTGCAATGCAGAACAATTCATGAGAGTTCTTGAAGTCGTCCGTGAAATGTTAACCAGTGAAGAAGTAACTTACGTCTAATGTCTTACAACAAAACTTACAGTGAAATCAAAGAGATCCTAAGAGACTCTAAGAAGATCACTAAACCCATGATGCTTAAAATAGCACAACTTGCTATCAAAGAAACTTTAGGTGATAAAGTGGAGATGGACAAGATAGAATGGGATACTAAATTTATTGACCTTGAAGCAGACAGTCTGGACATGGTAGAACTTGTCATGTTCTTGGAAGAATGTTTTGGTATCGAGATTCCTGATGAAATGGCAGGAGATATCGTCACGGTTGGCGATGCAATTGAAACAATCAAGAAAGCAAAAGCAAATAAAGGAAAGAAAAAGAAGATAAACGCTGCTGCATATAAGAGCAAACAAACTAAGGTTCCACATCCAGACAGTCCTTTCATGGCAAATCCGCCAGGCAAATATATAAATCCACAGATCGCTGCTACAGAACAATTACATGATGATCTAAAAAAGCAGAATGAAGATAACACCGAACTTCCTTAAGTATTATACATTTACGGAACTGCAAAACATCGTTACCGATAAAAATTTTCGGTGGTATTTTTCACAATCTAGTGGCGAACCAGAGCAATATAATAACCTTTTATATTATGACCATGAGTTCTCTGAAGATGTAACACCTAAACTGAAACGTATTCTTGCAACGATATGTTCTCAGTTAGGTGCTATTGCTGTCCTTAGAATTAAAGTTAATGCTACACCAAAAGGTGCACCACAACAGGAATGGCACACAGATTGGCAGATATCCACACAAAGTAAGACTTGTGTGCTATACTTAAATGACAACGATGGATACACTGAGTTCAAAGATACTAAGGTAGAAAGTAAAGCAAACACTGCAGTCGTGTTTGATACTGATACTGAGCATAGAGGTGTTCCTGCTACTAACGTTGACAGACGATTAGCTATTAACATAAATTATTTTGAAAAATGAAAAAAACTTTTTGCGAATGGTTTGAGGGTGAGTTTAATAATTGGAGTCAAGCAGCATCTAATCCTACAAAATGGGCACATATAATAGTAAAGCATGAGAGAGTAGGAGATTCACGTTTCCACACATCGTCACGTTACAGTTATATGGATACACCATATAGAGAACAGACTGTAGAGGTAACAGAACCACATGTTCTTGGTGCAAATGTTCCTATTATAATAGTAAAGAATCCTGCATGTGATATGGTGTTCTCATTTGTTGAAGGTGGTAACTATTGGGATGGTGTTTCTGAACCAGAATGCACATATAAAGGTAAATCATTAGAGAGTCAAGCAAGATTATACCATAATGAATACCACACATGGGACAAAGGGTATTGGCAAGGTGCGGAAGGATTCTTTACGTTCAAAAAGAAAGTATAAATAGACTTGATAGTATTACTGTAAGCATGTAGTGGCAACTCGTAAGATATCTGACCTTACATTATTAGGAGCAGGACAAGTATCATCATCTGATACACTGCTGTTACTAGATAACTCAGACCCAACCGATCAAAATAAAAGATCTGCAGTAGGAAGTATTTTTACTGCTGTTCCCTCTGGAACATTTACTACACCTGGCATTCGTTTTGAAGGTAAAACTGCGACTGGTGTGTTTTCTGAAACACAGGGACAGGTTGGTCTTGCAATGGGAAATGCTCGACTTAACTTAGAAAAAGTCGGAACTACTCTTAACATACAGGCAAAAGATGATGCTGACCAGAATTTAGACTTCAAGATATCTGCACAGGGAACTGGTAAGATAACTCTAGGTTCAGTTTTAGCAATCAATGACTTGAACTTTGTGATACCTAACTCTGTCGATGACACTAAGATAGCAAAGTTTAATGTAGCAAACCTGACAGCGGGTTTGACAAACGTG